CTCCCAAAAGGAAAAACTCGCTTCTCTTGCTGAAAATGTTGAGTTTGAAAGTGAATCTAACTATCGTGAAAAACTGGCAACGCTGAGAGATTCTTATTTCTCTGCTAATCCCAGCGCACAAAGAAACCATTCAGAAAATATTTCTGAAGGTGCAGAGGGAGGACATCAACCAGAAGTATCTGGTTTGATGGAATCATATCTTCAGACTCTGAATAGAGTTTCGAAAAAGTGATTTTTTAAATTATTAACAACAAACAAAACAAAAAAATTTAAGAGGCAAAATTCAAATGCAAATGTTCAACGCCGAACAACTGCAGGAGAAGTGGGCACCAATTCTTAATCATGACGGTCTCGGAGAAATCCAAGATCCTCATAAGAGAATGGTTACCTCAGTTCTTCTGGAGAACCAAGAAAAAATGCTTAGAGAGGAGCAAGAATTCCTCGGAGAAGCAGCTCCTACTAACTCCACCACTGGTGGTACTGGAGCAATCAGTAATTTCGACCCCGTTCTGATCTCCCTGATCAGACGCTCCATGCCTAACCTGGTCGCTTATGACCTGGCTGGCGTTCAACCGATGAATGGTCCTACTGGACTGATCTTCGCAATGCGCTCTCGCTATGCCGGACAAGGCGGCGAAGAGGCATTCTACAACGAAGCAGACTCTGCATTCTCTGGTCAGAATGACGGATTCAGTCTGACGGGTGGAATGACTCAGGCTGCTGTTGGTTTGGGTACTACCAACCAGCAAGGAACCAACCCTGGTGCTCTTGATGGCACTTTCCCTGCTACTGCTGATGCCACTACCTACAACGTAGGCAACGGCATGACCACCCAGAATGCTGAAGCATTGGGTGATGGCACGAATAATGAGTTCAACGAGATGGCTTTCTCGATTGAGAAAGTTACCGTTACTGCCAAGTCACGCGCTCTGAAAGCTGAGTATTCACTCGAACTCGCTCAGGACTTGAAAGCAATTCATGGTCTGAATGCTGAAGCGGAACTCGCAAATATTCTCTCTACAGAGATTCTTGCTGAGATCAACCGCGAAGTTATCAGAACCATCTATAACGTTGCTGTTCCTGGTGCTCAGGCTAATGTTGCAACCGGTGGTACTTTCGACCTTGACGTTGACTCTAATGGACGTTGGTCTGTTGAGAAGTTCAAGGGTCTCATCTTCCAGATGGAAAGAGATGCCAACGCCATCGCGCAGCAAACTCGTAGAGGAAAGGGTAATATGATCCTCTGCTCTGCTGACGTTGCTTCTGCACTCACCATGGCAGGTGTTCTTGATTACACCCCTGCACTCAACGCTAATCTTAACGTTGATGACTCCGGCAACACCTTCGCTGGTGTTCTTCAAGGTAAGTATAAGGTCTATATCGATCCTTATGCTGCCAACGTTTCTGCTAACCAGTACTACGTTGTTGGTTATAAAGGTTCTTCACCTTATGACGCAGGTCTGTTCTACTGCCCATACGTTCCTCTTCAGATGGTTCGTGCAGTTGGAGAGAACACCTTCCAGCCCAAAATCGGATTTAAGACTCGCTACGGCATGGTCGCTAATCCCTTTGCTCGTGGTGCTTCCCTTGACAACCCTGGTGTCATCGCCCGTAACTCTAACCGCTACTATCGTCGCGTTAAGGTTCAAAACCTTATGTGATCCATCGGATACACAAAGTTCATCAGACCTCCGCAAGGGGGTCTTTTTTTGTCTAAATATAGATAAAAGCAATCCTGAGATGAAATCTACACCAAGAGAGCATAAAGAAGCATTAAAACGTCATGCTACGCTTGTACAGCATTTGATTGATGAGGGTTATGCTCAAGATGAAGAGTCTGCAAATAATATTATCATGGGTATGAGTGAACAGTGGTATTCCTTGATTATTGACTGATGAAAGATTTTAATAAGTTTATTGAGGAGGCAGCATCAAAGAGATGTCCCTTAGGTCAATACTATTGCTATACAGATAAAAAATGTAAGCAAATTCCAAAAGGATATAAGATGGTAGGTCCTGCCGGATATCTACGAAAAGAAAATGGACATTCGGTAGATGATAGTAGTGACAGCGAAAGTAATAAAAATGGTAATGGCGGAAATGGTAATGGCGGCAATGGTAATGGTGGAGGCAACGGTGGTGGAAATGGCGGTGGTAATGGAGGATAATAATGGCCACAGCATTTGATAAACAAATCCAAAACAGGAATTTTTTAGCACCTGTTGGATTTAGATTTACTTTGGCAAAAGAACCTAAGGTTTCTTTTTTCTGCAACTCGGCAAGAATACCTGAAATAACACTAGGAAATTCTGTTCAATCAACATATCTCAAGGACATTGATATTCCTGGAGATAAATTAACTTATGGTGATTTTTCTTTGAGATTTTTAGTTGATGAGAATCTTGAAAATTATATGAAAATGCACAATTGGTTGACTGGACTTGGATATCCAGAAACTACTCAACAGTTTAAAACTTTAACAACTGATGAAATTTCAGGCGAAGGAGCACTTGATCAACAGTTTAGTGATGCAAGTCTTCATATTTTGAATAGTAATTATAGAGATGTTGCTATTGTAAGATTTAAAGATTTATTTCCAGTTTCTCTTTCGTCCTTAGAATTTGATTCATCTGAAGCAGACATTCAATATTTTACGGCAGATGTCACATTTAAGTATACAATATATGATATACTAGGAACAAACGGAAGAACACCGTTGTAAGCAATTATTTTTTTTATTATGGATCTTGATAAAATTCAATTAATGTGGGAAAATGATTCAGTCATTGATCCAGACAATCTTCATGATGAAAGTTTAAAGATTCCTCAATTACATTGCAAATATTATACCATCTATAATACAATTACTCTGTTGAGAGAAAGAGCAAGAGACTCTTATAACAAAGTAAAATTGGAAAGATATAATTATTATACCGGAAAAGCACCAGCAGAGGTATATGCTGAAGATCCATTTCCTTATAAAGTAAGAGAAAAGGATGCTATTCAAAGATATATTGAAGCAGATGAAAAATTAACTAAGTTCGATCTTAAGATTAGATATTACGATACAACACTTAAGTTTTTAGAAGAAATTATTAAAACAGTTTCTAATAGAACCTTTCAAATTAAAAACGCAATTGAATGGCATAAGTTTCAATCTGGATTCAATTAAGGTCTATAAATATTTTTATATTGATCTAGATGAATGTCACATTTGATTATATCAAAGAAGAATGAAGTATATCTTCATGTTGATTCTGAGGTTCATATTCATTACGAATTAGCAGATCAATTTACATTTGAAGTACCTGGTGCTCAATTTTCTCCATCGTATAAGAAGAAATATTGGGACGGAAAAATTCGTTTATTTAATATTCAGACGAAGGAAATATATATTGGTCTTTTAGATCGCATCGTTCAATTTTGTAAAGATCACGGATACACTTACGAATTTAAAGATAATAAGTATTACGGATTACCGTTTGAAATTAATGATGGCATATCCAAAGAAGGTGTTAAAGATTACGTAACTGCAATATCAAAATACAAACCTAGAGACTATCAGATAGAAGGCGTATACGACGCCTTAAGACATAATCGTAAGTTGCTGATATCTCCAACTGCTTCTGGAAAGTCTTTGATGATATATTCTCTCGTGAGATACTATGTTGAGAAGCAACAAAATATCTTGATAGTTGTTCCGACGACTTCGCTAGTAGAGCAGATGTATAAAGATTTTGAAGATTATGGGTGGAATGTGGGTTCATATTGCCACAAAATCTATGCCGGAAAGGAGAGAGAAACTGACTCTCAAGTGATTATAACAACTTGGCAGTCTATCTATAAATTGCCAAGACAGTATTTTTCCAGATTTAATGTGGTTATTGGAGATGAAGCACATCAGTTCAAAAGTAAATCATTAATATCTATAATGACAAAACTTGCCGATGCCAAATATAGATTTGGATTTACCGGAACTCTTGACGGATCTCAAACTCACAAATGGGTGTTAGAAGGATTGTTTGGTCCTTCATATAAAATTATTAAAACTGATGAGTTAATGAGTAAAGGGCACTTGGCCAAACTTGATATTAATGTAATTCTACTGAAGCACTTACCGAATAAATTTGAAACTTATGAGGATGAAGTTCAGTACATCATAGGTCATGAACGAAGGAATAGGTTTATTAAAAATCTAGCACTTGATCTAAAAGGAAACACTCTAATACTTTTTGCAAGAGTTGAAGGTCATGGTCAACCGCTATATGAATTAATAAATAGTAGTAACTTGATTGAAAATCGTCATGTGTTTTTTGTTCATGGTGGTGTTGCCACTGAGGACAGAGAAAAAGTAAGAGAGATTACCGAAAAAGAAACTGGTGCAATTATTGTAGCATCTTATGGAACTTTCTCCACAGGAATTAATATTAAAAACCTTCATAACGTCATTTTTGCTTCTCCATCTAAGTCAAGAATTAGAAATTTACAGTCAATAGGAAGAGTCCTCAGAAAGGGAGATAAAAAAACAAAAGCAACTTTATATGATATTGCCGATGACATCAGTTACAAATCCAGAAAAAATTATACATTAAACCACTTGATTGAAAGAATTAAAATTTATAACGAAGAAAATTTTAATTATGATATTGTAAACATACCGCTTAAAAACTAATGGGTGAAGAATTCTATTCAATAATAAAACTAGTATCAGGAGAAGAAATATTTTCTCTCATCTCAATTGAAGATGAAGAGGATCCAGCAATCATTCTTCAAAATCCTGTAATTATGAAGTTAATTCATCATAAGACAGGAATGCATGTCAAAATAAAACAATGGATTGATTTGTCTGATGAAGATATTTTTATAATTAAGTCTGATAAAATTATTACAATGACAGAAAGTAATGATCAAAAACTAATTGGAATTTATAATGACTTTATTGAAGATTCTAGTGAGGAAAATATTGATGTTGGAAATCCAGATAGTTTCTACACTAGACCGTCTACTAAAATGGGATACATATCTTCTGTTGAAAAAGCAAGAAAGGAGTTAGAAAATATATTCAATAAAGAAATTCAAGAGAATCAATCTCCTGAGTAATAGCTAGATAGAACTTATCTCTAACGGGGACAAACCTAGTCTATACGTAATTACCAATCTTGTCAAGCCTTAAAAGTATGCTATAATAATATTAATAATACTAATAAAGGCGAGGAAACTCAATGCTATGCCTAAGAAAAAACCAGAACATTACGTAAATAACAAAGAGTTGCTAGAAGCAATGATTGTCTATCGCACCAAAGTTGGTATTGCGAGAGAAAAATTTATTGAGAAATATGATAAAGATCCGCCAAAGTCTGGAGCATGGGAAGGTAAACCTAGAATTCCTAATTATCTTGGTGAATGTTTTTTAAAGATTGCAACTCATCTTTCATATAAACCAAACTTTGTCAATTATATGTTCCGTGAGGATATGATTTCTGATGGTATTGAAAACTGCGTTCAATACATTCATAATTTTAATCCAGAGAAATCTCAAAATCCCTTTGCATATTTTACTCAAATTATTCACTATGCTTTCCTGAGAAGAATTCAAAAGGAGAAAAAGCAATTAGAAATTAAAACAAAGATCATTGAACGCACAGGATTTGATGAAGTTATGGTTATTGACAACAATGAACTTTCAGGTAATAATGCTGAGTATAACTCCATTAAAGACAACATTCAATATCGTAACCGATAAAAAATTATGAAAGATTATTCGCGATATCTTGAGTTACGTCAAGTTGATGAACTCAAAGATCTTTTTGACAAATATGGATGGGAAGCATCCGATGATATTGTCGTTGAGATGGCTGGCACTCAAGTTTCTGGTATTGATGTGGGTGAGGAGTATAATAGAAAGTGGCAGTCTCCTATTGGCACTCGTAAATATAACAAAGATGCATTCATTGTTATCAAAAACCTTTCTCGTGATCCTGTCGTATCTTCTAAACCAATGGACAGGGATCACAAACCTCATCATTCCAAATGAAAATAGCAATCATTACAGATACTCATTATGGTGCTAGAAAGGGTTCTAAGCACCTGCATGATTACTTTGAGAAGTTCTATGATGATGTGTTCTTTCCGACCCTAGAGGAGCAAGGAATCACTACTGTGGTTCATATGGG